GGCTAGGTAAATCTGGATCAAACAATAATAGATTAAACTCTACTAGACGGGAGTTTGATAAACTTAGATTATATGCTAGAGGGGAACAAAGTGTACAAAAATATAAAGATGAATTATCTATTAATGGTGATTTATCGTATCTAAACTTAGATTGGAAACCAGTTCCAATAATTCCTAAATTTGTAGATATAGTTGTTAACGGTATTGCTGAAAGATTTTATGATATCAAAGCTTACTCACAAGATCCATTTAGTGTAAAAAAACGAACTGATTATATGGAAGACATCATGTTTGACATGGATACACAGGAGGTTGGTAAGTATGCAATGCAGACATTTGGTGTTGATACATTTAAAACGGATCAAAGTGTACTGCCAGAAACAACAGAAGAATTAGCTGTTCATATGCAGTTAGATTATAAACAATCTATTGAGTTAGCTGAAGAACAAGCACTAACAACATTATTTGCTGGTAACGATTATGAGTTAATAAAGAAGAGATTCTATTATGACTTAACCGTTCTTGGTATTGGTGCTGTTAGAAATAACTTTACTCAATCCGAAGGTGTTACTGTTGATTATGTTGATCCAGCTAATCTAATATACTCTCACACTGAATCCCCATATTTTGATGATATATATTACGTAGGTGAAGTTAAACACTTACCAATAAACGAGCTTAAAAAGCAATTCCCCGAGTTGACAAATGAAGATTTACTAGAAATTGTACAAAACAATTCTAACGTTACTCGAGTGGGACATAATACATCGGTTAGTGATACAGATAATAACATTGTTCAGGTTTTATTTTTTAATTATAAAACCTATATGAATAATGTGTATAAGGAGAAAACAACATCATCTGGTGGATCTAAATTAATACCAAAAGATGATTCTTTTGACCCACCTCAAGATGATGAGAGGTTTAAGAAACTGTCAAAATCTATAGAGGTTTTGTATGAAGGAGCTTTAATATTAGGAACTAAGAAATTAATTAAATGGGAGTTAGCAAAAAATATGCTAAGATCTAAAAGTGATTACACTAAAGTTAAAATGAATTATAGTATAGTTGCGCCGAGAATATATAAAGGTAGAATTGAATCTTTAGTTAGTAGAATAACTAGTTTTGCTGATATGATTCAATTAACACACTTGAAATTACAACAAGTAATGGCAAGAATGGTGCCTGATGGGGTTTATTTAGACGTGGATGGTTTAGCTGAAGTAGATTTAGGTAATGGCACAAATTATAATCCACAGGAAGCGTTAAACATGTTCTTCCAAACTGGTAGTATTATAGGTAGATCATTTACCGGCGACGGAGATATGAATCCAGGTAAAGTACCTATACAAGAAATAGCTAGCGGAAACGGTGGTGCTAAAATGCAATCATTAATTCAAACGTATAATTATTATCTACAAATGATAAGAGACGTAACCGGATTAAATGAAGCTAGAGACGCTAGTACGCCAGATAAAAATGCTTTGGTTGGTATACAAAAAATGGCAGCCGCAAATAGCAATACAGCTACAAGACACATATTACAGTCAGGTTTATTTTTAACCTCACAAACGGCAGAATGTTTATCTCTTAGGATATCAGACATACTTGAATACTCACCAACTAAAGACGCTTTTATTCAAGCTATCGGTGCTCATAACGTTGGTACGTTAGAGGAAATGAAAGACTTACATCTTTATGATTTTGGTATATTTATTGAACTATCACCAGATGAGGAAGAAAAACAGATGTTAGAGCAAAATATACAGGTTGCGTTAGGAAAAGAAAATATTGAATTAGAGGATGCTATTGATGTACGGGAAATTAAAAACTTAAAACTAGCTAATCAAGTTTTAAAAATAAGAAGGAAGAAAAAAATTGATAGAGATCAAAAAATAGCACAACAAAATATACAACAACAAGCGCAGGCTAATGCTCAAACACAACAAGCTGCGGCACAAGCTGAGGTTCAAAAAAATCAAGCTATAACAGAAAGCAAAGCACAGTTAGAGCAAATTAACGCTCAATTGGAGTTACAAAAATTACAAACTGAAGCACAATTGAAAAAAGACTTAATGAATCATGAGTTTCAATTAAATATGCAATTAAAGCAAATGGAAGTTGAAGCGATGAAAAATAAAGAAACTACGAAGGAAGATCGTAAAGACGAGCGTACTAGAATACAAGCGTCTCAACAATCTGAATTAATAGATCAAAGGAATAACAAAGCTGCCCCTAAAAAGTTTGAGTCAGAAAATGATTCATTGGGTGGTTTTGACTTAGGTTCATTTGAACCTAGGTAATATGTTTAATTTTATAATATTATATTATGGCTAATAAAAAGAAAGACGTAGTTGAAGAGACTACAGATGTTAAAGCTCCTATGGGAGACGAATTAAAAGTGAAAATAAAAAAACCTAAATCACCAAAACAATTGGGTAATACAGATAAAATTGTTAAGGTTGATTTAAGTAAAAAAGAAGAAACCACAGAAGAGGTGGTTAAAGAGCAACCTAAAGAAGAAACTAATGACAAGGTTATTGAGGAGGTTAAAGACAAAGTGGAAGAAGAAAAGGTTGAAGAGAAAAAAGAAACTGAACAACCAGTTTTGGAAGAGATTACAGACGAAACAACTGATGAGGTTGTTGAGGATAAAGTTGAAGAAGTTAAAGAAACAGTTGAAAAAGCTGTAGAAGAATCTCAAAAAACTGGGCAAGACTTACCAGAGAACATTCAAAAGGTTATAGACTTTATGAATGAAACCGGAGGTGATCTTGAAGATTACGTAAAATTAAATCAAGATTACAGTAAGTTAGATGATGTCACTTTATTGAGGGAATACTATAATCAAACAAAACCACATTTAAATGGGGATGAGATTAATTTCTTGATAGAGGATTCGTTTTCGTACGACGAGGAAATTGACGAAGCGATAGACGTCAAGAGAAAGAAATTGGCTTTTAAAGAGCAAGTTGCCAACGCTAAAAGCCAACTAGACAAAATGAAGTCTAATTACTATGAGGAAATCAAGAGCGGTGTTAAGTTAACACCTGATCAACAAAAAGCAGTTGATTTCTTTAATAGATATAACGATGAGAGCAAAAAATCTCAAGGAGTAGCAGAGAAACAGCAATCTGTATTTTTAGATAAAACCAAGCAGGTTTTTAACGATAATTTCAAAGGTTTTGAATATAATGTCGGAGAAAAAAAATATAGGTTTAATGTCAACGATGTAAGTAAGGTTAGGGAACAACAAAGCGATATTAATAACTTTGTATCTCAGTATGTAGATAAAAAAAGTAATTTAATATCTGATGCTAGTGGTTATCATAAATCTTTATTTACAGCGATGAATTCAGACGCTATTGCAAACCATTTTTATCAACAAGGTAAAGCCGATGCCGTAAAAGAAACAATGGCAAAAGCTAAAAATGTTGATATGTCAGGTAGACAAGCTAATACAACAACACCTGCGGGTGGGTTACAGTTTAAACCTGTTACTGGTGAGAGTTCTAGTTCTTTGCGTTTTAAAATTAAAAATTAAAGTTTAACTATAAAAATTAAAAACAATGGCAATTACAGTAGCAAATGATCATATAGTTCCAGCGCAAAAATTACAGACGACTGGACAAAACTATATAGATTTTAGAGATTCTGCCACTAAAGGTTGGGCACAACAATATATGCCTGAAATTTATGAAGCAGAAGTAGAAAGATATGGTAAGAGAACTATATCTGGATTTTTAGAAGCAGTCGGAGCTGAAGAAGCAATGGCTAGTGATCAAGTAGTATGGTCTGAACAAGGCAGATTACACTTGAGATACGAAGGTACTCATGTCACAAATGATGGAGTAAAAACAGTAACATTAAGTTCAGCTGATCATGCAGTTAGAGCAAACGACACAGTCGTTATCGCATGTGATGACAACGATGTAGTAATTAAAGCTCACGTTAAAAGCGTTGCAGCTGCAGTTATAACAGTTGATTGTTATCAACATGATAAGATAGGAGCTGGTGGTAATGGTGTAGGATTGCAAGGTGGGGATAAGATATCTCTATTCGTTTATGGTTCTGAATATAAAAAAGGAGCAAGTGGAAGAGACGCTTCTATTGAGCCGGAATTCGAATCATTCTCAAACAAACCAATTATAATCAAAGACAAGTATAGCGTTGATGGTTCTGACACTGCTCAGATTGGTTGGGTTGAAGTAAGTGGTGAAGACGGTCAAAATGGTTACCTATGGTATTTAAAAGCTGATGGTGATACTAGAGCGAGATTTACTGATTACTTAGAAATGTCTATGGTTGAAGCAGAAACTAAAGGAGATAA